AGTCGATTCGTTATCGTGCGTAACAGCTACCCAGAACTAAAGACAACCACCCTAAAAACATGGTGCGATCTTTTTCCAGAAAACGTCTACGGTCAAATACACCACACACCACCAATCACACACCACATAAAGCTACCCTCTAGGGGCGACGCGGCAGGCATCGACTGCGAGGTTATATTTCTAGCCCTTGATCAACCAAAAGATGTTAGAAAGCTCCTCTCTCTAGAGCTCACCGGCGCTTGGGTAAACGAGGCTAAAGAGCTACCAAAGGCGGTTATAGATGGACTCACCCACCGCGTTGGCAGATACCCAACAAAACGAGATGGTGGCGCAACGTGGCATGGAATTTGGATGGACACCAACCCCATGGATGATGACCACTGGTGGCACAAAATCGCAGAGAAAGAACCAATAACAGGAAAGTATGCTTGGAAATTCTTTAAACAACCAGGCGGCGTCATGGAAGTCAGTGGCGATCAACTACCAGAAAATCCTGAAGCAAACGACCATATATTTGCATCTGGAAAGTGGTGGAAGATTAACCCAAAAGCGGAAAACATTAAAAACCTACCGCCAGGCTACTACCTCCAACAGCTCGCCGGCAAAACCCTAGACTGGATCCGCTGTTACGCAGAGGGTAAATACACGTTTGTGCAAGACGGCAAAGCCGTTTGGCCAGAGTACGACGATAACATCATGTCCGCAGAGCTCGAGGCTGACCCAAATTTGCCTATACAAATCGGATTAGACTTCGGTTTAACGCCCGCGGCAGTCTTCGGGCAACGCCACCCAAGTGGACAGTGGCGCGTTTTGCATGAGATCGTCACCTTTGATATGGGTCTAGAGCGCTTTGGCCAACAGTTGATGGCTGAATTGCAACTTAAATTCCCAAGATACGATGTTCGCATCTGGGGCGACCCCGCCGGTATGCAAAGAGACGCCATCTATGAGACAACAGCGTTCGAGTATCTGCGCTCGCTAGGGCTAAAAGCCGAACCTACTGCGACAAACGACTTCAAAGCTAGGCGTGAGGCGGCGTCTGCCCCCATGAATCGCATGGTGATGGGCAAGCCTGGGCTACTTGTCAACAAATCCTGCAAACTACTACGCAAATCACTCTCCGGTGGCTACCACTTCAAGCGAATTGCTGTGGGAGCAGGCCAAGAGCGGTTCAAAGACACCCCAAATAAAAATGAGCATAGCCATGTGGGGGACGCATTTGGCTACTTACTCACTGGTGGCGGTGAATACCGTCAACTAACTAGAGGAACCAACCGCACAAATAGCAAAACTTTCATTGCACAGACAATTGCTGCAAATGATTTTGACGTCTTCGCCTTATAATATAAAAACATTCGTATTTTTTGATGGTCATCAATAAATTTTTGTATGGAAATCATAAACTTGCCAAAAGCCAATTTGCCTGCGCCAGTTGCACGGCAAAAGATTATGGCTATACAGAAGGCGTGCCAAGCGCTGCCGGATGGCGAGCGGATGGACGAGTCTCCACCACTTAAACACTGGCTGTCTCCAGGCATCTATGCGCGTGAGATTTTCTTGCCGGCCGGCACGGTTGTTGTTGGCAAGATCCACAGGCACAGCCACTTCAACATCATAAGCAAGGGCGCTATTACTTGCTATACAGAATTTGGATTAGAGACACACACAGCGCCTGCATCATTTATTTCAGAGGCTGGCACAAAGCGGGTAGTCCACACGCATGAAGATGCAATCTGGACAACAATCCACCCCAACCCAACTAATGAGACAGATATACAAAAGCTAGAAGAAATGTTTACCGCTTTAGAGTACTACGAGCTTGGTATGGAAGTCTACAAACATGAGGAGTTAACAACATGACCTATTTTATTTCTGGCGCAATTCTTTTAAATACCGCAGTCAGCGCAGAGCAAGCGCGCAAAACCCGCAAGCAAGCGGAGTCAGATCAGCGCACCATGCTAGCGCAGCAAGCTGTTGACCAAGCTGCCATGCGCACTGAGCTGCAGCGACAAACAGGTGAATACGCCAAGCAGGGCGCGTCCCTTGAGCAGCAAGCACAGATCGCTAGACAGCAGTTTGAGGCATCTCAACAGACCTACGCTACCAATAAGCTGGAGATGGAGAGGAAAGCCAAGGAAGTGCAGGAAGCTGCCGACGAGGAGCGCCGCAAGGCAGCCTCTGCCGAGGCATCTGCGCTTAGAGCACGCACCCGTGGTGGCCGCCGCTCACTGCTCTCAGGCGAGCGCATGGACGCAGAGCTGGGTGTGCCTATTAACTTAGGCTCTAGTGGTATGAGGATTCAGTAATGGCAACACTACCTCAGTTTAAACAGCGCCAGCTTGCAAGACGCAGCACATCCGACATTGATCGACTAGCCAAACAATACAAAAGCGCCGTAGAGCAGATCACTGGCGAGTACACAACAGCATTCACAGGCTACCAGGCAAACGTGGCCGAGAAGATGAAACCCTTTGAGGCCGAGTTGGCCACATACAAGGAGTCATCTTTGCCAACCTATGAAGCTCAAAAGGCGAGCTACCTAAAAAACCTAGAAGACTACAACAAGCTGCTAGCCGATATAGAGGCTAACCCAGTTATTGAGGCCACAGGTATCAAGCAAGTTAAAAAGCCACGTTTTAACCTCTTTGGTATAGCAGGCTACGAGACAAAGTCTGAGCCCTTTACCTACTACATACCAAAAGAGATACCCAAGTTCACAGAGACTGCACCCACAGCGCCGGCAACACCTATGGCACCCACGGTAGAGGCGTTTGACTCTGGCCAGTTTGCTGTTAAAAAGGAAGAAGTCGAGAGCAAATTCAAGCGTGAGCTGGGTGAGAGACGTGCTGCCAAGATGGGAGCCGTATCTCGCAAAGCAACTAGACCACTTTTACAAGGAGAGATGTAATGCCAGGCCACTACGAAACAAAAGACGGGAAGATGAAAGACAAAGTCTCTAAGGTCATGCGCGAGTACAAGGCAGGCAAGCTCAAGAGCTCTAGCGGTGACAAGGTAACCAACCAAAAGCAAGCCGTTGCTATTGCAATGTCTGAGGCTGGCATGTCAAAGGACAAGAAATGAAAGAGGTCTGGGACAAGCCAAGGCCTAAAGATCTAGGCAAGCCAAAGGAGCTCTCTTCTGCCGACAAGCGCAACGCTATGCGCCGTGCAGCTAAAGCTGGCCGCCCCTACCCCAACCTCATTGACAACATGGCAGCAGCGCGAGACAAGAAGTGAGCAAGTACAAAGATCCAGAGGGTGGGTTGACCGAAGCCGGTCGGCGCAAGTTTGAGAGCTCTGGTGAAAGTGTCAACCTGCAGCCTGGTGTCAAAGACAAGAGCCCAGCAGGCCAAGCATTGCGTCGTAAAGGATCTTTTTTAACTCGGTTCTATACCAACCCTAGCGGCCCACTGGTAGACGATAAGGGGAAGCCAACCAGGCTAGCGCTCGCAGCCAACGCATGGGGCGAGTCGCCTCCACGCACTGCAGGTGCAGCATCGAGGCTCGCGGCCAAGGGACGCAACATGTTGCAGAAATACGAATTGCAAAAGGATTGATATGGAATACGAAAAAAACAACCCGTCTGGCGGCATGCGCCTGACACCCGATCAGATCTTAAAAAGACAGATCGCAGCACAAGCTAAGAAGGACGAATTCCAGCAGCTCTATCAAGACGCCTATGAGTTTGCCCTGCCCCAGCGCCAGCTCTATGGTGTGTGGGAAGGCGGCGCTGTGGGCTCTAAGAAGATGCAACGCGTCTTTGACTCTACCGCCATCAACTCAACCCAGCGTTTTGCCAATCGGCTGCAGTCTGTTGTGTTTCCACCACAGCGTAAATGGGCTAAGTTGGAGGCTGGCTCTGATATTCCACCAGAGCAAAGGCAGCAAGCCCAAGCGATCCTTGAGGTCTACCAAGACAAGATGTTTACCGTGCTTAACCAGAGCAACTTTGACATTGCTATGGGCGAGTTCTTGTTGGATCTGGCTGTTGGCACAGCCTGCATGATGGTGCAACCTGGTGACGATGTGCAGCCGCTAAACTTTATTCCTGTGCCACTGTTCTTAGTGAGCTACGAAGAGGGCGCTAATGGCCAAGTAGACAACGTCTACCGTCGCATGCGCATGAAGGGCGAAAGCATACAGCGCCAGTGGCCAGACGCTGAGATAGGAGACGATCTAAAGCGCCGTATAGAGAATAAGCCAACCGATGATGTTGAGTTGTTAGAAGCCACCATCTATGACCACAAGCGCGGTGACTACTGCTACCACGTCATTGACAAGGTATCCAAGACAGAGATTGTCTACCGTCGCAGGAAGATGAGCCCATGGGTTATATCTCGCTACATGAAGGTGGCAGGCGAGATCTACGGCCGAGGCCCGTTGATGACTGCGCTGCCAGACATAAAAACTTTAAACAAGGTTAAGGAGCTGCTGCTCAAAAACGCATCTCTTGCTGTCTCTGGCGTCTACACCGCTGCAGACGATGGTGTGCTAAACCCCAACACAGTCAAGATCGTGCCTGGCGCAATCATCCCTGTGGCGCGCAATGGTGGCGCACAAGGCCCAGCCCTGCTAGCTCTGCCCCGCTCTGGTGACTTCAACGTCAGCCAGTTGGTGATCAACGACATGACGCAAAGCATCAAGCGCATCTTGTTAGATGAGTCGCTGCCACCAGACAACATGTCTGCCCGTTCTGCCACAGAGATTGTTGAGCGCATGAAGGAGCTGGCTCAGAACTTGGGATCTGCCTTTGGTCGCCTGATTAACGAAACCATGATCCCAGTGACAGCCAAGATCCTTGAGGTCATGGACGAGCGCGGCATGATTGATATGCCATTAAGAGTTAACGGTTTAGAGGTCAAGGTTACCCCAGTGGCTCCTCTTGCTATGGCTCAAAACATGGAGGAGGTCAACTCCATCATGCAGTACATGCAGATCACGCAGAGCTTGGGCACTGATGGCCAGCTAGCAATCAAGACAGACATGCTGGTTGACTACCTAGCAGACAAGCTAGGCGTGCCAGCAATTGTGAGAAACACCGCAGCAGAGCGCGCAGTGCTCATGGAAGAAATGAAGAACCAGCAACAGCAGCAAGCTATCGCACAGGCTATGGCTATGCAGGCGCAAGCTGGTGCCGGCATGCCAGCTCTATCAGCCCCAGAAGGTGCAATGTAATGAGTTGGGATGAAATCAACGCCATTGGCCAGACTGAAGATATCCGAGAGGTTGATCAAAAGAGAGAAGATTTAGCTAGGCTAACCCTGCGTGTCTTTGGCTCTGAGGATGGCCAGAAGCTCTTACAGTGGCTCAAAGACATGTATGTGAATGTGCCCATCGCCGTGCCGGGCACAGACCCCTCACACGCCTACTTTGCTGAAGGGCAGAGAACGGTTGTGCGGGACATCGAGGTGCGGATTAACTCAGCAAGGAAGCTATGACAGAAACAGCAGCAGTCGAGCCCGGTGCAACCGGCCTACTTGACAACGTGCAAATAGGTGAAGAGAAAAAACAAGACAACCCCCAAGCAGTTGAAATAGACCACAAGGCCGTCCCAAGTGACGCGCCAACGCCAGACGATCCACTAGAGCGACCCGATTACTGGCCTGAGAACTTCTGGAAGAAAGACTCTAACGAGCCAGACCTAGAGGGAATAGCTAAGAGTTGGTCAGATCTACGCAAGCAAATTAGCCAAGGCAAACACAAAGCCCCAACTGATGGCAAGTACGATCTCAAAGCCTTTGGAGATGCAGCAGAAGACAACCCCATGGCCACAACCCTATCTGGTTGGGCAAAGGAAAATGGACTCTCACAGTCATCTTTTGATGACCTAGTAGTCAACCTACAGACACAAGCCAAAGAGCTCATGCAAGGCGATATGGTTGACCCAGTAGCTGAGATGAAGCAGCTCGGCCCCAACGGTGGCGCAATCGTCAACGGCATGGTGGATTGGGCGCGCGGTCTGGTCAACAAGGGCGTGTGGTCTAAGGATGACTTTGAAGAGTTCAAGATCATGGGTGGCACAGCCCGCGGCATCACAGCTCTAATGAAAGTCAGAGAGGCGTACGAAGGTAGAGTGCCAATCCAGAGCGCACCGCTTGAGGGTACACCTAGTAAAGAGGAGCTCTATCAAATGGTCAACGACCCTAAATATAAAACAGACACTGCCTACAGACAGAAGGTAGAAAAGATGTTTCACGCTACAATCAAATAACTGCTGCAGGAGCAGTTGCCTTTAGCCCCGCTTGCGCGGGGTTTTTTTTATGTACAATATAGACTGCGTTATTAAAATAATTGACAAGAAACAAAAATAAATATATATAATGCAATAAGGCTTATCGGTTATCCGACCCTTACCGCAGTGGATACTGACGATTGGCTAGCGAAACTAGCAAGCATTCGGCCCTGACTTTCAGGCTTACCGGCGCGAGAACCCTAAGTTTTTATCAACCGAATGAGGTATCCCAATGAGCATTTCTTTAAGCAATGCCTTTGTTACTCTATTCGACGCGGAAGTCAAACAAGCCTACCAAGGTCAGGCAAAGTTAGTTCCAGCGGTTCGCCAGCGTCGTGGAGTCGAAGGTTCAGTAGTTAAGTTTCCAAAAGTAGGTAAGGGCGTAGCGACTATTCGCGTCCCCCAATCCGATGTCACACCTTTGAATGTGGGTTTCAGCTCAGTCACTTTGACTTTGTCTGACTACAACGCAGCAGAGTACTCTGACATTTTCAGCCAAGCCAAGGTCAACTTTGACGAGCGCCAAGAGTTGGTGCAAGTTGTAGCTGGCGCTATGGGTCGCCGCCAAGATCAAATGATTCTGGATGCACTTACTGCATCTAGCACTAGCTTGACCGTGGCTAACAGCATTGGTGGTTCAAATACCAACATGAACATTACTAAGTTGCGCGAAGCAAAGCGTCTCTTGGATAAAGGTAATGTTCCACCAGATGGCCGTCACATCATCATTCACGCAAATGGCTTGGCCAACTTGCTGTCTGAGACTAGCGTGACCAGTTCCGACTTCAACAGTGTGAAAGCATTGGTGCAAGGCGAGCTCAATACATACTTGGGATTCACATTCCATGTGTTGGGTGACCGCTCTGAAGGTGGTTTGGCTATTGACGGATCACTTGACCGCAGCTGCTTTGCATTCCACAAGGATGCGGTTGGCTATGGTGAAGGTATCGCCATGCGCACCGAGATCAACTACATAGCTGAGAAAACATCTTGGTTGGTCAACGAAGTCTTCTCTGCTGGCGCTGTTGCGATTGACGATGAAGGTATCGTCAAGATCACTTGCCGTGAAACTTAATCTAGGAGACTGACATGGCATTTTCAAGCACTGGTTTTGTGACCGTATGCGCTGCCAAATCTGGCAATGCACCATCCATGTATCTGTACAAAACTGCAGATACCCAAGCTACGGTTAACACCGTGAGCTACTTTGACAGCATTGCATCGCTGTTAAAAGTCGGCGACATTATTTTTGTCTATGACTCTACTACGCCTAGCCTAGTGTTGACTTACGTTAACGCTGTGTCTGCAGCTGGTGTGGTTGACATTGCTGACGGCACAACCGTAAGCGCAACT